CTATGAATAGCATCAACGTAACTCAAAGTGTTTTGCCCACTGTCTCAAGGATAGTATTTAATTCCTCATGGTCAGCGTTTGTTTGACCAAGACTTGCTTTGTGTGCGACAGATATTGCCTTCTTAAGAATGCTAGGCTTTACTTCTAGTTCTTCTGCGATAGCCTTAACTGTATCACTTAGACCTTCACGTAGAGTATCAATCTCATGTAGGACTACCATTCCTTCGTTAACCAATTGTGTTAACTTAATCTTTTGCTCTCCGGTAAACATTTTACTCATAGTTTCTCCTTGTAAAGTAATTATTATACATGCCTTGTGTAGAAAAGTCAAACATTTTGCTGTTTTTCTACAATCTTTTTAACCACAGTATGTAGTCCTGGGTTAACGTGTAATGCGTGTGGCATGAGATGTGTTCTGACATAGTTACGCATATATTTTGTGTCATCGTTGCTATTGTCGTGACACCAATTGATAGATTTTCGTTCGCACCAATTTGTGAATTCACTTTTGTTTGTTGTTAGAAATGGGCGAACAACATTGTTTCGTTTTGCTGGGATAACTTTTGGTTGTCCATGAATAGATGACCAAAGATATGTTTCTACACAATCATCCAAGTGATGTGCTGTGATAACCGGGCCTAATGAATCACCGATGCTGTCTAAGAAAGCATAGCGTTCATTGCGCCAATGTTCTTCCATACTAAGTTCTTTTGGTTTATTGTTTTTGATCATTCCTACCATGAGTGGAAGATTATGTTCTGTGCAGAAGCTAGCAACAAATTCAAATGCCCGTTCACTATTCTCTGTCCCATGATGGAAGAAAGCGCAAGCTACCTTATGTTTTTGAGAAAGGAAATCTGTAATAGCAACAGAGTCAACGCCGCCACTAAGTGCGACAACAATATCTTTTGGCAATGGAAAGAGTAATTTTAGCATCTATGCATTATAGCATAGAAAAACTATTATTGAAAGATTTCTGGGTGATCTTTGCCAAATATCTTCATGGCCTTTCCAGCGGTCATATCAGCTAGCATTTCAATTGGGCTACCTGGATAGCTGTCGCCTGGTTTAATCATATTCAATTCACCTTGACGGACATGTGTAAGTTCATGGTAAACGGTACGCATTATGTCAACCATATTACGATTAGCAACATATACCCAAACGCTGTTATCATTTTCATTATGACGGCCTGTGTGATGACCTTCTTGTGCCTCTTCAGTGCTGTAACTGAATTCAAACTTAGGCTCTGATTGTAGATTTAATTTCTCTCTAGACCACTGAATGAATTTCTGCATTATTGGGTTATCTGCTAAGAAGTCTGGTTCATCATCTTCATCTAGTTTATCCTTGATCCAATTATCAGGATTTTTATGAAATTTCTTTACAAACAAGTCATGTAATGCTTTACCAGTAATACGGTGTTTACTAGCAATATCTCTCATCAATTGGTCAATGGTATCGTAATCATGTTTTTGTAATGACGGCAATCTTTTTGCTAGTTCAAGTGCAGCGGATTCAATAATGATGTGTTCTGTAAGCATTATGTATTTATCAAAAGTGCTCACTTTGACGAACTAAATGGGTAGCGATTCCTATTCGTCAGCCAGCAGCCGGCTACACGGCCCTAAGGTGTGTTCTTTACCAAGAACTTTCTTTAAGTTCCATAGCGTATGTATCAAATCTTTTTAATCGTGCTAAAAATTCATTGGATTCTTCTGATACTATTCCAGTTAGTTGTAGTATGATTCTATCACTAGATCCTGAGTTTGCGCTAGCATAAGAAGTTTTGTGCCAATCAACACTATATACATCTCCTGCACTCCATCCAGTATGAATGTCTTTGTCAAAGCAATAGAAATGCCCTGGTTCCCAATCTGTTAAATGAATGCAGATTCTTTTAACAGTAAAGGGATTATCCAAACTATAATGTTCTAAGTTGTCTTTAATGAAAGGGGCTACTTTATTTGGCTTTTGTATATCCAAATTAATATTACAATCTCTAAGTTTGAATAGATTGCTTATTTGTTGGAGCAATTTATCATTGACATTACCCCAATCACCCACGAGTTTGCCTAATTTTGTGATGTTCATACTGATATTTAGTATGATATATTGGTGTTAATATTAATCATCATCCTTACCACACTTGGCTCTCTTAGCTTTTGTAAGAGCACCAAAGTCAACTGGCCATTCTTGGCCCGGAGACAATTCTTTAGCACCCTGAGGGAATCCAAAATGTACACCTGCTGCTTGTTGAATCTGCACTACGGATAATCTAAACTTAGATAAATCATTGCCTAAGTTAGGATAAGGAGCAACATGGGGGAATGCCCATCCTGCTATTTCTTTAGTTTGATTATTGATAACAATTTTATAATAACCATGCGGAACAACGACACCGTTGCCGATTTTCTTATCTTGTGCATTATATACTCCACCAACATAAACTGTGTAACTTTGATTGCGTTGAACTGCCCAGCCACGCACACTTGTTTCTAACAATTTCCATATGCCACGATTCAATGAACCAGCTTGCGGAGCCATATTAGTCATTAAGAAACTTTCAAACTCAACTTGAACATCCCAAGATAGATCACCGTCTGGGCTCATATGTCCTTTATCGTAGCCTGTACCCGCATAATCATCTGGTTTAGGTCCGTTTGGTATAGATTGATCAGCAGCAAAAGCATTTGTTCTACCCACGCATCCTAGTGCGTTTTGCGGAAGAAGTTCATATGTTACATACTTTGGTAATTTTGCGACAGGATCATAACCAACTAGATATGCTTGACGGCAAATGGGCTGTACCGCTAATGCCGTTTGGGGGAATCCGTATGGTGCGTGTACTTGACATTGTTGAGGTGGATTTGGTGCTCGTTGTGTCCAAGCTGATGCGGCAAAGGAGGCTATACTCAATACTATTGCTAGTAATTTTTTCATCTTACGCTCTCGCTTTCTTTAGAACACTACGAATCATCCATTGATGTTTTTCGTGAGCATCTAACCTTTCAGCGATAAAGTTAGCGATACCTTGTTTGTTTTCTTGTGTAGCAGAAGCAAAGCAATGATTAAGTAATTCAATCATTCTAGCATTATCTTCAAACAATTCAGCAAACATTAATTCAGCACGTGGAATCTTAAGTTGGTCTTGAATGATAGTTAATTCAGCATAGCGGGTTAAGCTGCCGGGCGCATAGCTATCTAATGTACGAATATATTCAGCAACCTTATCTACTGCGCTGTATATTTCTTCATAGAAATTGCCAAAGAATTCGTGATATTGGGGGAAGTTATCGCCCTCTACATTCCAATGAAAGTTTTGTGCTTTGATGGATAATGAGTTAACACTTGCCAATAACACTTTTAAATCTTCTGTTAACATAATTATCCTCTTAAGCCTTGTAATATTGCTGATTCTTTAGGTACGCAATTATTTACTCTTGTGCCACCTTTCATCTTAGTGCCTTGTTTCTTATAACCCGTCCAGCATTTAGGATCTGAACCTTGGTTTTCTTCTTCATTGGTTAGTGCAGCAACTCTACGTTGACCTTTGCTTTTGAATTTATCATTAGTTTGTTCATATGTTTCAGGATAGTTTAGTCCTAATGATTCGGTTACCCCACCGGCGGCTTTCATTATAGGATTATCGGGTTTAATTTCGTCTTTTCCTATACGGAATTTTTCACGTTTTGGCATTGCTATAGTATTATTAGTTTTTGGTGTAGTGGGTGCCCTACTAGGTTGTGCTGCTGGTGCCACTGTAGCAGCAGGTTGTTTAGCAGTTGCTTGTGCTAAAGCATCAAATTGTTGTTTGCCGTAATTAGCAACTTGTGGTCTACGCTCAGGTCTTACTGTTTTAACTACAGCAACTGCTTGATCTATTGCTTGTCTACCTGCAGGTGCTCCTACTTTACCTACTTTAGCAGTATTTGTTGCTGTATTTGTTGTACTTGTACTTGGTGTAGTAGCAGACGGTCTCCATCCAGCTGGCATTGGGGTGCTACTTGATGCTGTGCTTGCCGCGGCAGGGGCAGTTGTTCCAGCAGCTTGTGCTTTTCTCTGTACAGCAGGGATACTTCTATCAACACCTTGCCACATGTTAGTATTTGTACCAGCAGAAGGACCTTGTACAAAGTTCTTCATAAGATTATCAACAGTCTCTTGTGGTACGCCAGCACCAATCATAACTTTAGCAACTTGGTCACTATCAGTTGGACTGTCTGCGCCTTTCCATGCTTGTAATAACTTATCAGCAGTAATTTTAGTTGTTAAGTTAGTGCCCATAGTAGATGCTTTAGACTTGATAGTATCCCAAATACCTTCATCAAGTTTGCGTTGACGATTAACAATTTTACCGATCAATAGGTATATTTGTGATTCAGTTAAGTTTACAGATTCTTTTAAACCATACTTAGCTGCTTGATTAGCAGAGATTCTACTGTATGGATATTGCCCTGATTTAACTTTATCCCATGTATCACCTGCAAGACCTGTATTGCCTTGATATGTTTGTGTTGGCCCAGCACTAGCAGGAACATTTAAATGTTGCCCCGGTTTTAATACATCAGGGTTACCGATCTTCGGTGCTGTAGTTGTAGTATAATCTTGCTGTACACCTGTTCCAGATGGTATAGCATCACCCATTGGGTTAACATCTGCCATAGCATTTGGATCATTCCATGTCATAGATTGACCACTTGGTGTTACTGTAGTAGCACCACTATTAGCCTTCATCATATCATCAACACTGACTCCATGCTTTTGTGCGATTTGACTTAATGTATCACCCTTCTGAACTACATAATCAGTTCCGTCAGGTAATTTTACTGATTTAATTTGATCTGTTGGAAGAGGAGCATTTGGATGACTAAAGTATTGAACAAGTTGACTAGCACCATATGCCAATGCGCCAGTTTTAGCACCACTCCATGCTGCGCTAGTAAATTTATCACCTTGTATCAATCTATCTGTCATTTTTAATAGACCTAAAGCAGCGGCGCCACCTACGCCTGCACCACTTAAACCAACAGCGGCAATAAGTGCGGCATAAATTACACCTTGTGCTATAGGATGTTTTTTAGCAAAGTCACGATAGTATTGAATATACTTCATTGCACCTTGATCACCCCCGGTCGCTTGTTTTAGTTTTTCTGCTACCGCATCGTATTTTTGTTCAAACCCAGCGATAGGCTTTGAGTTTTGTGCTTTAGTTTTTAAATCTTCCCAGGCTTTACCAACTGCTGTAGCAGCATCTTTACCTTTACCAATCATTGTTCTATTAGTGCCGCCGGCAGTTTCAATATTTTGAGCACCTTTAAAAATTTGTTGAATTTGATCCGGTGTTAATTGTGCTTCTACTAATTTACGACCAGCGTTCTCCCACAACTTATATGTGCGAGTTTCAGTAATCATTATACCTTTTGCTGAGTATGTTTCTTCAACTTTTTTTGCCTTTGCTTCTGCATCTGCTGCCGCCTTTGCTGCATCATTGGCAAATTCTTTTTTAGTTGCATTAGTAATGCCACTCATACGCTTATTACCGCGTTTAAAATTGCCAGCTTTATCAGCAGCGGTAGCATCTTTACCTGCGGCAGTTTTATATAGTCCTAACTTGGTGTTAGATAGTTCTGTTAGAAAATCTGTAGTTTTCATATTATTTTTTTAAACCTTCACTTACTTTTTTCTTAGCAGCATCCCATGCAGCATCAGTCTTTACATTGTATTCTTTGCCGCCGGCGCCAATGTCAGCAATTCTGCTACCAATATCTTTTTTAGTTTGTACTACGGCTTTGTTGTTCTTATCTACATTCTTTTGTAATTTTTTAGCAAAGTCAATTTTGCCTTCTTTAACACCTTGATATTTTTTCAACAATTCACTAATTGGCAAATAATAATTTTCCCAATTGAATTTTATAGATGCTGGTCCTATACCTCGTGCCATTTGAACTTTTAGTTCGGCTCTCTCTTTAGCGTAATCAGGATTGTTATTTGTCATTGTGCGATCTTTAACGTCAATTTGAGCCATCTTTGCCATATCAGGCATTGCTTGTCTTGGTGCTTGTTGTATGATAGGAGCATTAGTACCTACTTCATGTGACATTTGGTCATATGACGGAGGCATATCCATTGCTTCCTCTACCCCTTGTTGACCGTACATATCATGAATTTGGTCAATATAGAAACTGTAAAAGCCTCGGCGCTCATTATATGCTCTGTCACCTAATACTCTCTTTAATGCTAGTACAGCATCACTTATTTCTGGACCCTTCATTACTTTTAATGAGTCAGTAACAAGTGAATCAATTCTTTGTGAGCCTTCATTCATACCCATCTTACGCATCACCGCCGGAGAAGCGATTTTAGA